TATCATAGAGATAATTTAGTAAAGCATATAGAACGAAAACATGATGATGAAATTCCAGAAGGATATACTGCATATAGATTGGTATATGATATTGTAAATAATAAACATGGTCATGGCAATTGTACTGTATGTGGAAATCCTACTAAATGGAATGAAAAGCGTCAAAAATATGAACGTCTATGTGGAAATCCAAAATGCTATGAGACTGTTAAAAAGACTTATCAGAAACGTATGATGAAAGTCTATAATAAGACCCATTTATTAGATGATCCTAAACAGCAAGAAAAGATGCTTGCTAATAGACGAATCAGTGGTAAATATAAATGGTCAGATGGTAAAGAATTTACTTATACAGGCAAGTATGAGTTAAATCTTATGAAGTTCTTAGATGAGGTACTGGAATTCGATTCTTCTGAAGTAATTGCTCCAGGACCTGTATTAGAATATACCTATGGCGGTAAAACCAGACATTGGATCACAGACTTTTTACTACTTCCTTACAATCTAATCATAGAGGTTAAGGATGGTGGCAAAAATCCTAATACTAGAACTATGACTGAGTATAGAGCTAAGCAAATAGCCAAAGAAAAGATGATTACTAATATGGGTGAATATAATTATCTTCGTTTGACAGATAATGACTTCTCTCAATTATTTACAATGCTTGCAGAATTAAAAATGCAAGTTGTTGAAGATAAAGTTACTCCAATTTCTAGAATAAATAAATAGGAGTTTGTAATGGATATATTTAATCAATCTTTGTCTGAATCAAAAGATAAAGTTTATAACGATTATACTATAGAGGATTTTGAAACTGAATTCAAAGATCAATTTTATGATGCTGCTATCTCCTCTAGAAAAGAGAAAATTGAGTGGCAAAAAGATCTTATTACAAAATTTAACAACAAAGCTTCAGATCTTACTTCTGCTATGATGCAGGAATTAAGTGTAAAAGAAGCCATTAGTAAGATCTTCAATTCTGCTAAAGTACTTAGAGATTTTAGAGTATATGCGGCTAGCAAAACCACTAGTAAGAAAACTCAAATATATTATATCGAAAAGAAAATTAGAAAATATCCAGAATTGGATATGGAAAGATATAATATCGGAGAGCTTAAATATAATATACCAATGCTTGAAGAAGGCTTCAAATCTGTCTTAGATATTTATCTAGATGAAAAGCATTGGCTAAAGAATGGTCCTATTGAAGCTATTACTTTTAATAAATATAAAGATTATGAGAATAAAGAAAAACTCATAAAACTATTTGAAAAGAATTCTAAGTATTTTCATAAAACAGATAATCTAAAACCTTCTGAAATTATAAAACTTTCTAATTTATATGATAAAGAAATCTCTAAAGATTTGAAACAGGTTAAAGATTATCACGATGAATGCATTGATCATGTAGGTGAGGTTAGGAATAAAGTAAATAGTTTATTTATCAAACTCCTTAAAGAGAATCTTGATGATAAAAAACTATCTAAAAGATTAAGGCAAACCCACCAAAGATTCATAAACGATAGCTTACATTATACTAGTATAATCAATACTAATATTTTTGCTGCTATGACCTTTTATATAAAATATTATAAAGAGACTTCTAGAGTGATCCATAAGATCTTTATGGAAATAGAAGCTTTTAATAAATAGAGGAATAATATGGGATTATATGTACTTGAATCAACAATTACTGAAAAAGATTTATTAGAATCTATTTCTTTAAATGCTGAAGAAAAAGAAGCCCTTCAAGAAGTCTTTCTAATGGAAGAAGATATTACTGCATCTGATAGAGAAGGATTAGAAAAGGCTGCTAGTAGAGCTTTTTATAAAAGACTCAGTGCTGATAAAGATAGTCTAAAAGCTTTCGATCAAATAATAAAGGATAGAGATGATTTTACTAGAAGCAAACTAAGAAAAGAAATAGAGCATGCCCCTAAAACTTGGGTAGCCTCAAAAATTGCTGCTTTTAGAAGTCTTTATACTAAACTAGAAGCTGAATTAGATCAAGAAAAGAATATGGGAAGGATTAATCTTTTAAGAAAGATTATGAGAATTTGTATTAAAATCATTGATTGGTTAGCTTTTAGAATGCAAAAACTTGGAAATAAAATCTCTATAGGCCCTAAGGATAATTATGGTGGTAAGCATATAAACAGGTATCGCAATAGAGAATATAATGGTAGGGTTAGGGCAATTCAAAAGAAAATAGGTGTTGCTATGAATGATGAACTCACTTATCATGGAGATAATGACGCATAGCCCTTTTATACTCTGCACATTATAATAATCTTTAAGATTACTTGTTTTATAATATATTATGAAAAGGAATGGTGACCTTAATGCGCGAAGGCAAATTTGTCAAAATCATCGCTCCAGGCGGTGCAACCTTAAATTTTGTTGGTGTCACTGGCACTACAGAAAAAGTATTAATGGAAGTTTCTGCGGTAGCTAGATTATGCGACCGTGGTTGTCAAGTATTCGAAATTAAAGAAGAAGCTGCTGCTGAAGAAGGTAAAGAACCAAAAGTTACTTATACCCCTCTTTATAACAACTTCGATTTAGTATCTGGTGTAGAACTCTTTACAGAAAAACAAAAAGCTGATTTCGAAAAACGTGGTTTCAAAGAATGTAATGAAGATAATGGTGGTAATCGTCAAATCGATTCTAAAGAATTAGAAGATATCTTAGTTACAGATATCGAATCCATTATCGAAACTCTTAAACACAATGAAGAAACAGAACGTATCGAAATTATTTCTGAAAAGCTTAAAAAGCATATTGCTGAATTAAATGCTCAAGAAGAAGTTGAAACAGAACCTAAAACTGAAGAAGAAATTGTTGAAGAAAAAGCATCTGCTCACTTCAAAAAACACTTTAAAGATTTAGAAGAAGAAGAAAAAGCTAAAGAAGCCGAAGCTGCTAAATCTGAAGAGGAAAAGGCAAAAGAATCTGCTTTAGATAAAGGTATTGTATACCGTCAACTTCCTCGCTTTGGTAATAAACCTTCTTCCTCTTCCTTCCGCTATAATGAAGAAGGTGGAATCGAAGAAGATACTTCTGATAAATCTGGTGCAAATCCTAAATTCAATAGTGATGCAGGTGTAACTCCAGCAGGTTCTGATGAGCATACTACTTCTCCAAGTACTACAGAACGTACAGAAACTGGTGAAGCTACTCATGAAGCTACTCCTGGTAACCCAGAAACTACTGGTTCTACAACTACTGGTAAACCTGGAAAAAAGAAAAATGGTAGCCAAGCTCCAGACGAAGCTACTTCTCCAGGTAGAAGAACAGAAGAAAATCCTACTCCAGTTGTTCCAGGTCCAATACAACCACCTCCTCAACCAGAAGATCATTTATAATATTTAAATTATTAAAAATAGAAAGGTGTTATTAACAAATGGCATTATTTATTCTTACAGAAAATAAAGAAATTTTAAACTTAATTGCAGAAGATTTTGCATTGGAGTTTGTTGATATCGAAGCTCTTGAAGAAGGCTCTAATGACGAAGCAGTTGGTCGTCAAGTAATCCTTCAACAAATTGAAGCTGGTATCAAAGCTGATGGTGATGCTAGCAAATTAGTACAAATCAACAAAGTTCTTCAACATGTTGATGATTTAAACTGGTTGGAAAAACTTCAATTAAAAATGGAGAAAAAAATCAGAGAATATAATCAAAAATTGAAAGATGATAGTCAAGGCAAACTTGCAAAAGTTTGGACTAAAATCAAACAGTTCTTGGCTAAAGTTGTTGCATCTATCACTAAAGCTATCAATAAATTAGCATACTCTGTAAAAATGGGTTATAGAGCTGGTAAAGATAATGCTACTGGCGGAATTGACAGTGGCTTAAAGTTAATGACAAAACCTGGTCAAATGAAAGGTAGTGCTGCACATCGTGTTAATAGACATCTCTCTACTCTTTCTGCTCACCAAGAAAAAGGTCTTTCTGCTAAATTAAATAAAGCTAGAGCTACTAGAAACGGCGAATTCCAAACTCGTTAATAACAAAATAACAATGAGAAGAGCTATTACGGCTCTTCTCATATCCTTGTGTTTAAATATGATGACACTCTGATAATATAAAATGGAGGTCAGATTATAATGCAACAATGGAACTTCAAGGTCTCAGGTAAAGTATTAATTCCTGGAGAGAAATCAGATGGTCTTATAATTAGACCTGAGAACTTTAAAAATATAATCCGTATTAGTGATTATGAAAATAAGAATATGCCTACAATGCTAGCACACGTTAATTTAGACAAGAATCTTTTTGATAAGATTATTGCTAATGCTAAAACTGCTACCATGTATCTTAAAATAGATAAGTATGATACTAATCAAGAATTAGAAACTCCTACTGTAGAATCTTATATAGAAGATGAGTTCTCTATCTTTGTATCTAATGATATAAACTATTATAAAGAATTAGATTATAAAGAAAAAGATGAAGGTGGTAAGGATAAACAAGATGTGTATAGAGAAGCATATCTTGGTTTGATGAGTAAGAAATGTATTGATGCTAATAAGACTGTAGCAAATACTACTATGATGGATACTCATATGATGAATATCTTAAGTTCATATATGAGCAATCTTCATCTCTTAATAGAACCATTCCAATATAATAGAGTTCAACAACAGCTTATCATCCCACCAACAGATACACTAGTTTCTTTAGTAGCATATTTAAATTCGGTAGAAGTATTCTATCCAACCAAATATCAATTCTTTATTGATGAACCATTCTGTACTTACCTAATATCCAAATCTGGTAAAGGTGTTCCTATGAAGAATGAACGTTTTAATGACGTTATATTTAATATTAGAGAAACAACTGATCCTAATACTGCTAATCAAGGTATGAATATAGATACAGAAAGAAATCATTACTATATAGATTTATCTGTAACTGAAACAGCTTATAAGATCAATCATGATGTAGCAAAGGTAATCAATAAGTTTGATGCTATTATTAATCCATCTAAAGATAATAGTATTTTAAGCTATGATAATATTGCCAAAACAAAAGCATATATTGATCGTATAGTAGAGAAATTTAAAGTAATGATTAAAAAGATGATTAAGAAGATGGGCAACGTTCCAGAGAAACTTAATCATTGGAATGATATATTTAAAAACAATGTGCTTAATAAAGCTAAAGAGCTAAATGAATATCAAAACAAATTAACTCAGACAGTTATGCAACAAGCATCTGGTTTTCCAACATCAGTTCCAGCAAAACCTGGTAAGGTTACTATCAACGTACCAGTAGTTCAAAGCGCTTTTAAATCTATTACTAGTAAATTTCTTGGAAATGGTATCTTAGGATTTAATAAACAATACGAAAGACTAACTCAAATGAGTCAATCATTTGAAAAGAATATCAAGAAGATATCTCCAGTATTCTATGACTCAGAATATTTGGATAACTATTTGAATTCTGTTACGGAAATCAATGTACAGGATGTAATAGAAGCTACAAAGAATTCTGTATCTAAAATCAACTCTTCTTCTTATTCTGCATCTTCTCATTCTCAATCTAAGATCTTTTCTCAAACTGATGCATTTGATAATACAATGGATAAGATTGGATCTATTGCTGATAAGGCAATTGGGTTTGTAAATAAGATTAAACCAGTATATGATAAATACAGTTCAGTATTTACTGACTCTAGTACTCATACTCACTTTGAAGATTTATTTACAAATGCATCTAAACTAATGGAAAATGTTCATGAGATGCAAGGTTATGTAAACACTGTAAAAGGTGTTGTTGGTAGTCTAAAAAATATCACATCATTCATTACTGGGTTTGCTAAAAATTTATTATCTTTTTTCCCAAGTTTCAATGATATATTGTCTTGTGATATTAAGAGTAAATTTGTGTCATTAGTAACAGATGTATCTGCTATTTCCTTTACTGGAGAATCTATCTATAATAAATTATCAGCTGCAGGTAAATACATGGCTTCTGGTGGATTTATGAATCAAGCAGATCTACAATTATTAAAAAATAATTTAGATAGTGTTACAGATTTAACCGGTATAGGTCAATTGGGAGTAGGCAGTTTTGAATCTGACGTAAATCTAGGTGGTTCCTTTGGGGATAGTAGACTAGGTACTAAAATTATCGTTACAAAGAACGATAATCCAAATGAAGTAAAGAATTACAAGTCAGAATTAGAAAACCAAATTAATAAGCTTACTGTAAACAAATATGATTTAGACCCATCTGTATTTACTCCTAATAAGAAATATGTAGTAAAGAACTATGCGGCTCATTCCGATAAGGATGGTGTTTTCTTATTAAACAAGAAAACAGAAATCTATACTAGAGAAGCTGATAATTTTAGATGTATCACTATGATGAACTTCTCTAAAATACTAGAAGTTCCTAATAATGAAAAAGCAGCTGATGCTAATAAAACTACAGCCAATGATAACAAGACAACTAAACAAGATTGGTACAACAATTCTAATGGTAAAGCAGATTCATTGAATAACAATGTAAACGTAGTATCTGATGAAGGTAAAGGTATTACTACATCTAAAGTTTCTAAAAAGACTACTGTTAGAAAAGAATTAGGTACTAAATCTATGAGTGATATGGCTCAAATGATTAAAAGATAAAAAAAAATAAAGGGTAGAGTCATTATGACTCTACCCAATATATTTTGATTAATTAAAGCTTTTCAAGTAAGATTGGATTTTGTGAGAAGTATTGATCATTAATATTCTTAAGAGCTTCAGGATCTTCTACTTGTTCTAAGAATACAGTATCTATAGCTTCAGGCATGGTTCTATACATATACAATTGGTAATCTAAATCAATACATCTAAATCTATTAACTATCTCATCATAAGAATGAGAATTTAATCCTTTGCTTGGATATAGCTTGGAGGCTACATTGAATAAAGAATCAGGAGTAGCTTGATCAAACTGCTCATCTATACTCTTTAATATCTTCAATGACTGTTTATAGTTAAATAAGGATTTTAGATTTCTTTTAGGAATACCAGATAAAGTCATAAATCCTGATAACCAAGATTGATTTACTTCAAACTTTTCTATTCTTTGTTTTTTAATTTCTGCAATATATGAATCCAATGCAGTTTCTTGAGTTACTAAATAAGAAGGATCTTCTACGCTACCAGGAGCTGGTTTCTTTTTATAAAGCATAATAAGATCTTGCACTTTAGATGGTAATTGGAATGCATATTGAGATGATGTGATAAATAATGATGGAGCAGTAATCTGTCTATTCTTAAACTTAGTGATCATATCATAAGCCATAACAGAAGTTTCTACTGTCCCCATTTTAAAGAATATATTATTCATATATTGACAGAGCATTTGGATAAGAGGTATATTTTGATTTACCATATCATATACTTCTTTATTATTTATCATTCTCATAGTATATTTTTCATTATATTCTACACAGAATCTTTGTTGAGTAGCAGCTCCAGTAGTAGGAGAATATAATAAGAATACAAAGCTATCTATACCAGCTTTTTTAAAGAATGATTTATAATGTATAGCTAGATTGGCTATACATGCTGTTATATTGTAAGGATTAGTTACTTTATAGAAACTAAATATAGGAAGCAATACCTGATATACGTCTATATAGATATTAATCCATTTAGGAATTGGTTTGTTTCTATAGTACTCTGTAAATAGTTTATTTAATTTATCATATTTGATAAACTGAGCATAAAGAATATGCTCAATAGGTACTGCTTCTAAATAATCATATTCTTTTACTCTATTATTAGTCATAATTCCACCTTATTTGTAATCATGCAAAGTCCCACCTTTAGAGATAGAACGTTTACCAACTTTAGGGGCATAATTTTTACAAACTTGACCAGCATTCTTATCATATAATAAAGGAATGCAATCGTCACAAACTCTTGAGAACATCCACTTCGATGGAGAGTATTGTTTCTTACCACAATATCTACAAGTGAATGGCAATACTTCAGCTTCATTCATTCTAGAAATACAAGATTCGCAGAATGGTACTCTCATAGCATCTGGTTCTATAGAACTTGGGTGTTTACAAATAATACATTGGAACCACCATTTCTTAGCACGAAGAGGAGTCTCTTCTTCATCAAGAATACAGTTCTCAAATGTACAACGTCCATACATATCTCTATGCTTACAAGGTTTATCGATACCTTGAACAAGATATTTACACATCTCTAATTGTTCTAGAGATTCATTCTGGTTATCACCTTTTACTTCTTCATATTGGCTTTTCATTTAAACCACCACCTCTTTCACAAAGAGGAAATACTTTAATCATCTAATACACTTTTTGGATCAAAGTAATCGTCCTCACTAATTGTTACTTCAGTGTTTTTAGATTTTTCAATCTTTTTCTTACCGATAACTTTTACTAAAGATTCATCAAAGTCTTCTCTATCTTTAATATTATTGATAAGCTTTTCTGTATTACCAAAACCTTTTTCTGCTAATACTTCTGTAAGTGTATGGGGGCCTTGTTCTGTAATAAAGGATAAACCTCTCATAGGAGTTTCTTTATCTACATCAATAATCCATTTACGGATTTCTAATTTAGGATCTCTACCATTCCAGCCTACTTCTCTAAGCATAATAGAAGAGTTACCAGTTCCTTCATCAATTAGTTCATTAATCCCATCTTCTTTGATTTCAAATTTGATAGGACCTCCGTCTTTTTTAAAAGCCATAATTTTATACCTCATAAAAAATAAATATAAAGGAAGGATAGAGATTTCTCTCTATCCTTATTCCTCTATAAGTGTAGTTTATTGTAGTGCAAGACAGTTTAAAATTATCGATTAACGATCAGTGTTGATACCCAAGGAGTTGGAACCATAACCATTGAAACCGAAACGTTCTGCCAAACGATATACATCGCTAGAATCAACTCTCCAAATAAGAAGATTGAAGTTAGTTGCAGTAACTTTACCAGTTACAGGATCTTGAATTGGGTTGATTGGGTTCTTAACTTCAATGTTGTAGTTCCATTTGCTACCTGCATTGGATTTGCTACCATAGATAGTTTTGATAACTTTATAGATATCGATATCTACAGAGAAGAAGATTTGAGGACGAGCAAATTGCGTAGGAGCTGTAGTTACTTCGTTTGTTACAGCGCCCCAGTTGATACCACCATTACGATTGAAAGCACTACCAACTAAGAAGTCTTCTAATTTTTCTTTGCCTTCTTTAGTTAATTGTAAGTTTTTCCAGTTACCGTTAGGATTGTTCAAACGGTTAGCCAAGGTAAGACGGCTAGCAATATCATTCATATTACTACCAGTTGTTGCATCTTCAATTGCATAGCAACCAGCTGCATCTTTAGATTTTTCAGCAGATGGAGAGAAGAAGATACGGGATTGGATACGGCCAGATTGAGGATCTAATTCCAATTTGCAACCAAAGAAATCATCGAATACAGAGAAGAACAATTTGTTCACAAGTTTGGAAAGATCACTTAAGGACATGTAACCAGCAGAAAGAAGTTCTGGGAAAGTCGCTTTTGTTTCCAACTCAATGCGTTCTTTTTTTGCTTCCACTTTTTCGTTTGCTTTTGTAGCATTGTTAAATAAATCAGCCATTGTTTTTCCTCCTAATATATTAGAAAATGGACTTAGGTTAGATAAATTGATGGAGGCCTACCATCACTAACCTGGAAAATATATAGAAACACGATATAAAAAATATCGTGAAACTAACTTAGATTCATAAACTTAGATAATTCTTCTGGAGACATTGTGTCATCCTCAGAATTACCTATTTTCATTTGCTCTAAATCTTTAACTACTTTAATTTTTAAAATAGCTACTTCATCATTATCAAATTTAACAAGTACTATTTTGTACTTAGGGTCATTATTTCTAATCATAGAACTATGATCATACTCGTATTTCTTAAATCCAAGTTTCTTTAGTTCTATATAATTAAGTTTATCTTCTAAATTTCTATTAGAGATTACTATAGAATCTCCTTTAGTAGTATGAGATAAGATATATAATAAGTTTATTATCGAATGATACTTTGCTTCTGTAGTTTTATCTTTATCCTTATAATCACCTATTAATAGATTTCCATATAGTTCTATGAATTCATCATAACTATCAATACCGACCATAGGGAAACAGTTTAAAACTGTTGCTATATTGCCTTCAATAAACTGCTTATTTAAACTATTGTATATATTTGAAAATGATATTTCTATAGTCTTAAATTCTGTACCATCACTATTTAAAGGAACTTCTGTTGCCATAGTAGCCTTTATAGTATCTATTTCTAATAAATCTTTAATAGATTCGAAGTTATCCTCATAATATAAATATACAGAATCATTGTATAATATATTTACCACATTATCGGGATCATAGATAATATTAGGCAAGCTTCCTTTTAAAACAAATCTATCTGAGCCGATAATAGAATTAATAGGCATAGTTTGATAAGATTCAAATATACTCAATGGGCTTAATGCATCTGGTCTTGTTATTTTTTCTAAACCAAACTGAAGAGCTATTATATAATCAAGTTGTTTATTTAAGCAAAAGATAATTATATCGCTATCCTTTATATCTTCTTTCTCATAATCTTCTTTTATATACTTATTGAAGATTAAGAAAATAGATTTGTCCTTTGTAATAGTATCTTCACAAAATTGTAAAGTTGCTACACCTTTAGGAGTTAAAGGTGTATAGTAATCAAACAAGTCAGATTCTTTTATTACAAATACTCTGCATTCTGTATCATAATTTTTACAGTTACCATAATCTTCTATATAAGCAGCCATCTCATCATTCTTAATATTAGATACGACTCTAATCATTTTTGGATAGCTTTCTTTTATACTTTTTTTACGAGAAGATAGATAGAACTTTCTCCCTTTTAAGTATTTAAAGTTTCTCTCCATAGTAAAAAAATACTTCCTTTCTTTTAGATTTGTTTTATTAAACGTTTTAAGAATACGTTATTTGATATTTAACTTTATATTCTCATAATTATAGTGTATAATCAAAATACTATTTAAAAGACAATAAGGAAGAGGAATTATCCTCTTCCTTACTAATTTATTTATTTGGATTTAATAGATTATAATAAGAATCAAAAGTCTCTAAATCTTTATCTTTATTTAAAGTATCAGTACCTCTAGAATTATCCATTCCTTTAACTGGTGTGGAAGTAACAAACTCATTTACTGTAACAAGAGTTAAATATGGAATAAGAGATTTATGTTCTCCAATAACCTCTAAGTTTGGTCTGGATTCAAATAAAGTTGCGGCTCTAGTATTACCAATACCTATATTTCTAAGAAGAGTATCATATTCATCAGCATCAAATGTGGAAAGATGATATACTGTATATTTATCTACAACCTTCTTAGATAATAGCGTATCAATATCGGAAAGTTTAAAGGATTGATTATTATATTTCTCAATCAAGATTTTTAAAGTATCAGAAATATATAATCTGAAATCTCCGATAACTAATTCCTTCTTATTGGCTGTGGTTAATTCACTAGTATCTTTATTTGCTAGAGAATCTAATTTAGAAGCTAATTCATTTTTCAATGCTTTAGTCAAAGGCAATAGATATAAACCAACTTCAGAAGTACTTAATTGATACCAATCATTTACTTTATCTAAAGAAACAGGTTTTGCTATCTCTTTGTTAATAACAGGATATACTTTTGAATTAGTTTGGAATCCGTCTAAAGAGATTAATACTTGTGGAATAGTATCTAAGGTATCTTCTTTTTGTTTACCATTGATTGTCATTACATAAATACCATCTACTGGTTTCTTAAACTCTACATCCTCTGTTAGATGGTTATAAACAGGCATATCACCAATACTAATATAATTACAAATTACTTTATCTTTTAGGAAATCATTTGCAATCTTATCGGAAGCTGCTCTGTAATAATCATTAAACTCAACTGTTGGATTCCATCCTAATCTAATAAGATCATTACCAGTTTCAATATCCCATTTATTTTGAGCATATTCATTTAAGAAATTAGTAGATAATTTAGCAACTTCTGTAACCCATTCATTCTTTTTAAAAGTAGTTTTTAAACCACTGCAAGATCCTTTATAATCATTGAACCATTTGATTGCAAACGTATTATTACTCTTAGGAGTATTTTGCAATAAGGTTTCAATCTCAGTATAGTTTAGCATAGGAGCAAATACTGATCTGAAATTAGGTTCTTGTAATAGATCAATTCTATCTTCAGCAGCTTTTACTGTATGATCTATAATAGTAGATTCTAATAAAGAATTAGCTTCTGTGCATAAAACGTCATATGCCTTTTTAGCACAATATAATGGATCAAACGATTTTCTAATATAATCATTAGCAGCTGTAGAATATAGAGTGATATCAGTAGGAATTTCAGAAGATTCTTCAAGTTTCCCTTTAATAGGATCATATTCTCTTATTCTTCTTCTAAAGAAGTCTAATAATTCTACATCATCATTTGATTTCTCAACAATAGCTAAAGTAAACTGGATAGCATCTATTAATTTAAAATCATAGCAAAGTTGAATGATCTTCTCTTTTTCATGTCTTGCTAGTTTTCTAAAGATTTGTAAGAAGAAGGAATCACCTTTGATTACGATTGGATAAGTGAATAATTTAGGATGAGCATCCATTACTGGAAGGGTTTCATTACTCATCTCAATAACCAACTTACGTTTCTTAGTATAATTATTGATTAACCAATAGAAAAATTGATTTGTAAATTCTTTTAGTTTAACTTTAAACTGAACAGATTTTTGTCCATACAATTCAGAGTCTTTGATAAATTTAAGATATTTAGGATGAGCAGTGGCATATTTATAAATAGCAGGAGATAATCTAGCACAAGCTTGAATATCTTCTACAGATGTAATCCCTTGGAATTCTTTCATATCTAAGAATTCAGCTTTATACTTTTTGCAAAGCTTCTTAGCCAGTTCTGATTTATCACTTGTTGGAAGACCGATTAATAGAATCATTCTATAAAATTTAAAACGATTCATATTATAATATACATCTTGTTCTGGGAAGATTGTAGGAGTAGGATGTTTCTTGATCTGATCAGCGATACCAAAGTTATAATCTTTCATAGGATCTAATTTACTTTCGTTTACAGATCCAGTAGTATATTCAGTATCAAAATCATCATCAATATCATCTTTTAAGAATTCTTTAAGCTGTTTATTATAAAGATCAGTGACATCCATTCCATAAATTTGAATAGAGAAGTCATCACAATTAATTCTTCTATCCTTATCTACAGAATTATATTTATACCAAGCATCTTCTAATTCATCTTGAGTTTGATAGTCATCAAATAGTAATGGATAACCATCATCAATATAACCTTGAGCTAATTTTCTTTTTTGTTCTGGAGTAAATCCATATTCCTCTTTAATAGCTGAATGAGGATAGTATATATCTTTAAAAGGTGATAGAGTGGTATTCTTTCTATCATTTTTATCTACAGATTTAACTGCGATAGTGATATTAGAATTAGGAGAATACTCATTATCAAATTTCTCAATATATTTATCAGCACTAGTTTCAATTCTAGTGGTTTTGAGCTTATCAAGATCGGCAGTATCTAAATCTCTAACACCACCATATTCATAATCTAGAGTATCTCTACTGATATTTCTTTTTAAGAACTTAGCTTTATTTTTATAATATAATTCTTCATTCTCCATACCAAATAATCTCATAGCTTCATCATCAGCTTCATACCAATTATTTGGAGGCATAGATTTGAATTTATACCAATCAGCTTCTAGATCTTTTTCATACTTATAATAATCTTTAATGATTGCTCCACCATTAGCAGCAACCCATCTTTCTATTTCTTTATATTTGAACTCCCTATCTTGATCTTGGAAGTATCGTTCTGCATTAATAATTCCCATTGTTTAGATCCTTCTTTATATCACACATAAGAGTTTCAATAATAGCTTTCTTGTTTTCAAGCTGTTGATCATCAGGACCAAAAGATTCTGAGAAAGTGTAATCAGCAGATGCTAATAAACTAACCCCACTTGCAGCAGTTTCATCTGGATTAGATGGTGTATAGGATCCATCATTCTTTAAACGATCTGTTTGACCTAATTCTCTTTCCATATTATCCGCATCAGAAGATATGATTTTACTAAGCTTCTTTAATTCAACCTTTTCTAAAAGATGATCAATCTTAGCAAAATTTTCAGTAAGAGCCATATGACCAGTAGCCATTTCATAAATAGATTCTTTTAAGATTCTATCATTATAAGGTGTATCTAATAGGTCATATAGTTTATCAAAATTTTCTTGAACTTTTTCATATTTGCAAATATAAACTTCAACAAGTTTACCATCTAAATCTTTATTAGGTCTGGCAATGAGTTTGCCATTTTTATCCTTTGTAATATGAGCATCATCTCTATCTAGAGTTGTTGCTAATCCATAACTATCCCATCCATCGGATAGATCTTTATCATCAATATTATGAAGGAGCATAACACTGTTATTTGGAGTAGTACCAACCATAGGGTTCATACTAGCTAAACCCATAGCTTCATCTATCATAAGATTATTTCCTCCTGTAAATTAAGTTATTCGTAATTACAAAAATGTCGAGTATAGGCAAATTAAGCCTATACTCAATGAGGTTAAAAAGTGTACAAGAGAATTTATAGAGGGGTGTAGAAGTATATTAGATTAATACGATGAGGAGGAAAAACATAGAAATTTTTTGGAAAAACGAAACGAAAAACAATTCTATATTTAAGCGCGTTACACAACTTATTCCATTTTGTATTAAAAAGAAAGATTCGAAATGATTAATGATATAATCTGGCATGACTAATTTTAAGGACTGTAATTATATCATTAAGGGGTTTGGTATAAGAGATCTTACTCGTCTTAAAATATACTTCTACACTTAAATGTTTATGCTTTAATAAGTTTTAAAATCGCGACATCTCAGTACTTGAGTATATTTTTTTATAAGTAATACAAATTTGTAAAGAGGCGGTGAATAAATTGGCTAATAGCTTAACTAACTCAAATGCTAATATTCGGGATTACCTTTTAGACGTCAATGACCTTAATCAACCGAAGGTATTAGATTTAAGTGAAATTGAAACAGGGAAACTGAATTCTGCTGCATTATTAATCGTTAGATTATTACTCCTCAAAAAAGGAACCTACCCAGACTATCCTGATTTAGGAATAGATATTCGTGGTAGATATAGATTTGCTTTTGAAGAAGAATTAATTACTTTAAGACAAGAGCTTGAAGAGCAAATGACCTTATATCTTCCAGAACTATTACCAGTCGAAGTAGAGGTTTCTCTTTATAGACCTAAGGATTCTTTAGAAAATAAAATCCTTTTCTCTATTATTATGCGAGAGACTAGATTTAGTATCTTGTATAGCATTGCTCAAAATACTATCGATGGTTTGATGGCAATGTAATGTAAATATATATTATTTGTAAAGGGGATAGGTAACTCTATGAGAATATGGGTTCGAATGAAAGACAATCCATCTATTCTTAAACTAATCTCAGAAGATGACTTCAATGAAGAATCAATGATTAGAGAGAAAGAAACCAAGTCTAAACTAGACTCTATTTTAAAGTCTGGTAGGGCTCCTGGTATTAATACGTCACCAAATGCTGAACCATCATTACAATATAAAGGTAAATTCGATGAAGGCGCGGTGGCAGATTATCTTGATACTACTTTAGATGGTGCTAAGAAACGTGCTATCGAAAGAGAAAATACAACAGGCAATGCATTTAAGAAAACCAAAGTACCTATTAGGAGGAAGCAATAAATGGAAGAAGTTAAACAATTATCCTTATCTGAACTTGGTTTGGAAGTAGAAACAACTCCTGCAGAAAAGGCCGCAGCAAATGAAAATGCAGTAGAAGTTAAACCAATTACAGAAGAAACACCAAAGGTATCCAAATCTAGCTTGACTGATTCTGTAGAACCTACAGAAGTAAAAGCTGCTAAATCTAGTTTAGCAGAAATTGCTAAGAATACAGCTATCGGTGAAGATGGGTTAACTCAATATGGTGAAGTAATTCATAATGTCGATAAGATCGCTAAAAAACCAAAAACAAAAATGGATGATCCTATTAAAAAGAACATCAATAATTTGGTAGACTTAGCAGACCATGAAATCGAACGCACTAAAGCCGAACTCACAGGTCCTGAAGGTATTATTACTAAAGGTAAGGAAGAGTACGTTAATAATCAATATGAAAAATTAATGGCTCGTGCAAAAAACAATCCTCGTCTTGCGGAATATATTAAAAAGATTGAAGAGATTATTGAGACTGAACCACGTTTTGATGGTATTACTGAATACGAGCACAAAGGGTATATCCTATTCACTGTAGCTCGTGATAAAACTGTTGAAACTGATAATAAATACTTTGGTCTCAAAGAGCAAACAATTGATAGAGTTCCTAGAATGAGCTCTGATGTAGCAAAAGAAGTAGATAGCTTCACACAAGATAAAGATGAAGATGATGATTTATCTTTATTTGATGATGACTCCGTAGAATTAGGTGTATCTCCTAAATCTGCTCTTCCAATGCAAGGATATGCTGAAGATGAAGAGATTAAAGAGGAAGCTTCTAAAAAAGAAGCAGATGATACCAAAGTTTCTAATTCTATGGCTGAAAAAGAAATTAAAGAAGAACCTACTGATGAAGAA